GTAGTTAAAAGGGCATATTACTGATGGCAATAGAAAAAGAACCAAACACTATACCAAACTCACAAAACACCCTCGAGGGTACCGAAGATATGCAGGTTGCTATCGAAGCAATCGAAGAAGCTGGCCAAGAAGATTTTGAAATGCAGGAGGACGGTAGTGCTGTATTAGGCGGTATGGAAGATATGCCACTTGATACTGACTTCGACAGTAATATTGCTGAACTTTTAGATGACGATACTCTAAACGGTATTGCAATTGAATTAAACGCTGGGATCGAAAAAGATAAGTCCTCTCGTGAAGATTGGGAAAAAACTTATACAGACGGACTTAAATACCTAGGCATGAAGTTTGATCAAGAAAGATCAGAACCTTTTGAGGGAGCCTCAGGTGTCATACATCCTCTGTTAGGTGAAGCCGTAACAAATTTTCAGGCCCAAGCCTATAAAGAACTTTTACCTTCAAATGGACCCGTTAAAACTCAAGTAGTTGGCAAGTATGACGTTATTGTAGAAGAACAAGCTCAAAGGGTATCTGATTTTATGAATTATCAGATTACTCATGTTATGGAAGAGTTTGATGAAGAACTTGATCAAATGTTGTTTTATTTACCTTTAGCTGGTTCTGCGTTCAAAAAAATATACTATGACGAAGCATTAGGTCGTGCTGTATCTAAATTTATTGCTCCAGAGGATTTAATCGTACCTTACTTCTCAACTGACCTAGAATCATGCCCTAGAATCACAAACGTAGTCAAAATGCCTGAGAATGAGGTAAAAAAACTGCAAGCTATGGGTTTTTATAGAAAAGTTAAGGTAGCAAGCGTTGACAATACCGAATATAGCCAGGTTGAAGAGGAAATAAACGAGTTATCAGGCTTAGAACCTAGTTACGACACGGGTGAAGTATCAGTTTTATACGAAGTTCACTGTAATTTAGAGATTGATGGCTTTGAAGATATTGACGAAATGGGCGAAATGACAGGTGTAAAGCTCCCATATATCGTTACAATTGACTCAAATACTAATAATATCCTTAGTATTTACCGTAATTACAAGCAAGCAGACCCATTACGTAAAAAAATAGAGTATTTTGTGCATTTTAAGTTCTTGCCAGGCCTAGGATTCTATGGTTTTGGCTTAACGCACATGATTGGAGGACTTTCTAAGGCATCTACCAGTATTTTAAGGCAGTTAATTGATGCTGGTACCCTTGCGAACTTACCTGCTGGGTTTAAAACACGTGGTATTAGGATTAGAGATGAAGATACACCAATACAACCAGGCGAATTTAGAGATGTAGACGCTCCAGGTGGCTCATTACGTGAATCTATCCAACCATTACCGTTTAAAGAGCCAAGTGGTACTTTATTGAACCTTTTAGGCATATTAGTCAACGCAGGACAAAGATTTGCATCAATTTCTGAAATAAATGTTGGTCAAGGCAATCCAAATGCTCCTGTAGGCACTACACTAGCCTTGTTAGAGAGATCTACGAAAGTTCTTTCAGCCATACATAAAAGGTTGCATAACTCACAAAAGAAAGAATTTAAGATACTTTCTAATGTTTTTAAAGAGTATTTGCCTGATGAATATCCATATAACGTAGCAAATGCTAATAACAGCATAAAATTAACAGATTTTGATGATAGAGTAGATATCTTCCCTATATCTAATCCTGATATATTTAGTCAGTCGCAACGTATAGCTATGGCACAAGAGATGATGCAGTTAGTGCAATCTAATCCAGAAGTACACGGCCCTGCAGGAATATACGAATCTTACAAAAGAATGTATGCAGCCATAGGGGTTGATAATATAGAACAAATATTGGTGCCACCTCCACAAACAGAGCCACAACCAATTGAAGCTGGCTTTGAAAACAACAAGTTATTGCTTGGTAATCCTGCCAAAGCGTTTCCAGAACAAAATCATGATGCACATATAGCAACGCACATGAGTTTACTTAACACACCACCTGTGCAAATGAACGCACAAGTACAAGCTTTGATACATTCACATATTATGGAACATTTGCAAATGAAAGCAGACATCTTAGCTCAACAACAAATGCCTCCCGAAGCATTACAACAGTTACAACAAATACAACAACAAGCACAACAGGTTAGTCCAGCAGAACAAGGTATGTTACAACAAGAAGCAAATAATATATTAGCTCAGTTCTCAGCTCCAATAATGTCAGAGTTAGTTGCTGACTATACTGCAAGAATACAATCGCCAGAAGATGAAGATCCACTTGTAGCAATAAGAAAACAAGAACTAGCACTCAAAGGTCAAGAGCTAGCAATTGAACAACAACAATTTGTAGCACAAGAAAGACGTAAAGAACAAGACGCTGCAAGAAGAGCTAGGATTGACAGAGAAAGAATTGCTACTTCAGAAGATATAGCAGAGATGCGTGATGATACTGCTAGAGCAAGGCTTGATCAGCAACGTATGTTAAAAAACCTTGACTTAATGAATCGTAATTAATGCCAGCAAAAGTCAAAGGACACGGCGTATTTAAAATTGATAGCCAACGCAGAAAAAGCAAAAGAACCTCTATAGGTGATAGTAAAAACACTTATCCAAAAAGCAAACAAGCAAAAAAACAATATAAAAAATATGCAGGGCAAGGTAAATAAACTTGCAAAATAATTTTTTACTCTACATAATATGACCCATGTATAAAAGAACAGAAATAAATCAACAGAAAACTCCAAAAGTATTAACAAACAAAAATGGCTACAGCAACAAAGGCACAGGTCCTTTGAAAACTAATGCAGGCACTTTTGACGGTAATACAAAACCAAACCCAGGAATGGGCAAAGGCAAATCCAGAGGTATGGGTATTGCTGAGTTTGGCGGTAAGTTTTCTGGAATTTATTAATGGATTCGATTTGGCTTGCTAAAAAATTTCTAAAAGAAATAGAAGCTAGAAGAGAAGACACAAAAGACGCTATGCTCGCTGGGTGTAACGACTTTGCACAATATGAATACTTGCGTGGGCGGTACAGTTCTCTCGCTGACGCAGAAAATATATTTAGAGAACTGCTAGGAAAAACAGAAGATGACATCAAAGATACAGGTACCTGAACATATAGCCAAGGAACTTGAGGCCGAACAAACACCCCCACAAGAAGAAGTAAAAACACCCTACGTTAAAGAGTCCGCTAGGGTATTAGATCCAACATTAATAGAAAAATCAGTTTTAGAGCGTATGCCACAGCCTACAGGCTGGCGGATACTTATCTTACCTTATGCAGGTAAGGGAGTAACAGATGGTGGCATACAGTTAGTTCAGTCTACAGTTGATCAACAAAGGTTATCTACCGTTGTTGGTTATGTGGTAAAAATGGGGCCAGATTGCTATCAAGATAGGTCTAAGTTTGATGGTCCTTGGTGTGAAGAAAAACAATGGGTATTAATAGGCAGATATGCTGGTGCTCGCTTTAAACTTGGTGATGAGTCTGAATGTCGGATCATTAATGATGATGAAGTGATTGCTACTATACTTGATCCTACCGATATTCTTGCAGTATAAAGGAGAATAAATGTCTGAAGAAGCATTAAAACAAGAAGAAGTTATAGAAGACGGGGGCGAGGTTATTGACTTAGATGAGGCTGTAGAAACTACAGCGGAACCAGTTGCAGAAGCTCCAGAACCAGAAGTTTCACAAGAAACTGCTGAACCAGAAGTAGAGGCAGCAGAAAATAATGAAGAAGAATTAGTAGATTACTCTGATAAAGTTCAAAAAAGAATAAATACTTTAACTAGAAAACTAAGAGAAGCTGAAAGAGGACAAGACTCTGCATACGAATACGCTAAAAATTTAGCTGAAGAAAATGCTAGACTAAAAACTACAGCACAATCTTTACAACAAACTACATTTGATGAGTCGGCTACTAGGCTAGAGTCGCAAAAGGCACAAGCTATAGCTTCTTTGCAAAAAGCTCATGAAGTTGCAGATTATGAAAAAGTTGCACAAGCTCAAGACGTATTAGCTAAAATAGCTGTGCAGGAGCAAAAAGTTCAAGAAGGTAAGCAAAGAATGGAGCAAATGCAAAACGTGCAGACTCCAGTAGCACCACAACCTGTTCAACAACAAACTGGATTCAATTCAAAAATGCAAGATTGGATTGATGACGGTAATGAATGGTTTTTGAATAATGCACTTATGCATCAATCAGGAACCCAAATTCACGAAGATTTAGTTACTGAGGGTTTTGTCGTTGAAAGTGACGCATATTTTAAAGAAGTAGATAAAAGAATTAGGGCAAAACATCCAGAATACTTTAATACTGAAACAAAATCTAAACCGTCACAAAAGGTGGCTTCAGCTGGTAGAGTAAGCGGTAATGCTTCAAATAAGCAAGTTAGGCTCTCTCCTAGTGAAGTTCAAATGGCAAAAAAATTAAACGTACCTTTGAAAGAGTACGCAAAATATGTTAAAAGGTAACTAATATGACAGATAATACTGATTCAAAAAACAGAACATCACGTTCTGCCGACACTCGAGCTGAGAAAGTAGCTCGCAAACCTTGGAGCCCACCATCTAAGTTGGATGCTCCTGCAGCACCTGAAGGTTATACTAACAGGTGGATTAGAGCCGAAACCGTAGGCGTAGAAGATCGAGGTAACATTTCTGATAGATTGAGCGAGGGATTTGAACTCGTTAGATTTGAAGAACTAGATGAAGTCGATCAAAAAAAATACACCAGTATGGAAGATGGCCAACACGCAGGAGTTGTAAAACGAGGTGGTTTGCTTTTGGCGAGGATTCCTAATGAAACACGTGAAGAGAGAAACTCCTATTTCGCTGAACGTGCTAGAACACAGCAAGACGCTGTGGACAACGATATGATGAGGGAATCAGATCCAAGCTCTCCGATTTTAAATCCAGAGAGAAAAAGCAAAGTAACTTTTGGCGGTGGTCAACGAAGTTGATCGCTTAACTTTAAAATAACAAATATAAGGTGACTTATTATGGCTAACAAAAATGCCCCATTCGGAGCACGAGTAGTAGGTAAATTAGGTTCTGCTCCACAAGTAGGTGGAACAACAGAATACGCAATTGCCTCTGGTGCTTCTGGGAATATTTTTTCAGGCGATTTAGTAAAAATGACCAACGCAGGAACTATTTTAGTAGCTGCCGCTGGTGATGAGTCTATCGGAGTATTTAGAGGTTGTACTTTTACAAACTCTTCAGGTGACACTGTTTTCAGTTCACACTACCCTGATGGAACTGTATCGTCCGATATCAAAGCATTCGTAATAGATGACCCTGATGCTGTATTTGAAATTCAAAGTGCAGGTTCTCCAGCTCAAACTGATGTCGGTTTGAACGCAGATATTTCTTACACTGCTGGTTCTGTGAAAACAGGAATGTCAGCGATGGAACTATCTGGAACAACAGCAGCTACAACTGCTACGTTTAGAATTATGGGCTTTTCGAGTGACCCAGATAACAGTACAACAGGTTCAGCTAACGTGAATGTGATTGTTAAATTTAATGAGCATTTCTATGTCGATCCAACAGGAGTATAAATAATGGCAATAAATAGAGCACAATTAGCGAAAGAGCTCGAGCCAGGTCTTAATGCCTTGTTCGGTATGGAATATGCTAGATACGAATCTCAACATTTAGAAATCTATGAAACTGAGACTTCTGACAGAGCGTTTGAAGAAGAAACACTTATCGTAGGGTTTGGTAATGCAGAGGTAAAAGCTGAAGGTAGCGGTGTCAGATTTGATACAGCTAACGAAGGTTATACATCTCGTTACACTCACGAAACAGTGGCTCTTGCTTTCGCTTTAACAGAAGAAGCAATTGAAGATAATCTTTATGATAGACTCGGAGCAAGATATACCAAAGCACTAGCAAGATCTATGGCTAACACTAAGCAAATCAAAGCTGCTTCAGTATTAAACAATGCGTTTAGTACAAC